CAGGATGTGTATTTAGAGAAAGGCAAACCGAAATCAACACCGGAACAATTCGAGGCATTTTTGAAACAAATTGAAAAAAGTCAATCCAAATAATGGGTTGGCTTTTTTTTTAACTTTACATCATGGCAGAAGAATTAAAAGTACGAATAACCGGTGATGCGGCCGATCTGAATGCAGCATTGTCCGATGCACAGAAATCATTGGTGTCGTTTTCAAAGCAAGCGGCAGAATTAGGCAAAACAATGTCCACATTTGTCACGGCACCATTATTGGCAGCCGGAACGGCATCTGTAATGATGGCATCTGATTTCAACGAGTCAATGAACAAAGTTGATGTGGCATTTGCATCATCATCACAGGCGGTAAAAGATTTTGCCAAAACATCATTAACATCCTTTGGTATTGCTGAGGGTACGGCCTTGGATATGGCTGCATTGTTTGGCGATATGGCAACATCAATGGGATTGGGTGTTGGTGAGGCATCCAAATTGTCCACATCATTAGTTGGATTGGCCGGTGATTTATCATCCTTTAAAAACATAAACATTAAGGAAGCCACAACGGCCCTAAATGGAATTTTTACCGGTGAAACGGAATCATTGAAAAGGTTAGGTGTTATCATGACCGAAACCAATTTGAAAACCTATGCATTATCGCAGGGGATGACAAAGCAATATGATACGATGTCACAGGCAGAAAAAGTGATGTTGCGTTACAATTATGTGATGGCAAACACAAAGAATGCACAGGGTGATTTCGCACGAACAAACGAAGGCGCAGCCAATCAGATGCGTATGTTTGGGGAGGGTGTAAAACAATTGAGTGCGCAATTTGGACAGGTTATGTTGCCGGCAGTCACATCAATTGTCAGTTCATTAAATTCAATGATTCAAGGTTTTTCAGATTCAAGTGAAGGCACAAAAACATTTATTGTTGCATTAGCAGGGATCACGGCAGGTGTTGGGCCATTATTGTTTTTGGTTGGTACAATTGTTCCGAAAGTAATTGAAGGGTTTAATCTAATGAGTGCCGCAGCGGTTAAATTCAATTTAACCCTAAAAACAGCCGGTGGAATTGCAGGATTAGCAACATTATTGGGATTGGCGGCCGTATCAGCATATGATTACACCAAAGCGTTGAATCCTGATAATAAATTATCAGAACAAGAAAAAAAGGATGCCAATGCTATTCGGGCAAAAAACAAAGAGATATTAGCATCAATTGAATTGCTTAAAAAGCAAAAAGGGATGGCATCCGGCCCAATAACCGGAATGAATACGGCACAGGGTATATCAACACAATCATTTGATACACAGATTGCAGCACAACAGAAATTGTTGGCACAAAACAATGCATTAATTGCAGGAATAGAAAAGAAGGCACAGGCAGATGCAAAAGCAACAGCGGAAGCCGATAAAGCCGCACAAAAAGAGCAGGCAAGAATTTCAGCATCATTAGGAACAAAAACAAAAGCGCATCAAGTAGAAAAGGACAATTTACTTGAAATGCAGTTGTTGAAATTGAAAAATGCCGCATTGGATGAAGAAATTGCCAAAAAGGAATTGAAAATGGCTAAATTTCAGGCATTTGGTGACACATCAAATGTCAAAGATTTACCAACATTTGCCGGTGATCTTGTTAAACATTTTGAGAAATTTCCGGCAATTGGTGAAAAGATTATGGGGATTACGACCAATTTAGGATCGTTAAAATCCCCATTGTCTGTGATGGATGCATCAATTGTTGCATCAACAACATTACAAAGCGCGCAGATTGATTTATTAGCGGAAAAATACAACAGCATCATGGCCATTGGTCAAATGGTTGCAGATACAACAGGGCAGGCATTCACGGCATTAGGTGATTCAGTTATCAAATCAATGGGGTTGGCATCAACAGGATTTGAAGGTTTTGCACAGGTAATGATGCAAACATTGGTAAAATTAGGATCAATGATTTTGCAACAGATTGTCATGAATCAGGCATCAGCAATGTCAAGTGCGGTGGCAGGTGCAACACAATCGGGAGCAGCAACCGGGCCGGCTGCAATCTTTACAACACCGGCATTTATTGCAACGGCAATTGGTGGTGTATTATCAGCATTTGCAGCCATTCCAAAATTTGCCGCAGGTGGTATCGTATCAGGCCCAACAATGGGTTTGATGGGTGAATATCCGGGCGCAAAATCAAATCCTGAGGTGATTGCACCATTAAACAAATTACAGGGAATGTTAGATCAAGGCAATGGCGGAACGGCAAACGTATCCGGTGAATTTGTGTTGAGAGGTCAGGATTTGGTGGTAGCTTTACAAAGAGCAGAAAAACAACGCAATAGAATAGGATAAATATGGCATACGGTGTAAAATATCGATTAGAATTTGATGATTTAAAAGGCAACAAAAGAAAGGTTGAAATCTTTAAAAACGGATATTCCGGTGCCGTTTTGCCAATGATTGGAACAGGTGAGCCGGTTGAAATCGAGTGGAAGGCCGAAGAAGATTTGTATGAACCATTGATTGGATCATTATGCACGTTGAATTTATTAGTAACGGATGACGTTACGTATGACGATTTTTATCTATATGATGAACGTGAATACAAAGTGGTTGTATATTTTGAGGCATCAGCCGGATCATGGCAAACATATTGGTCAGGATGGGTTGTAAACGATCTTTATTCACAGGCATTGGTATCAACACCATATTCATTGTCAATCACAGCCACAGACAATTTGGGGCAGTTAGATGGGTATGATACATGGATGCCTGCAATTGGCACGGACAATCCTACATTGTGGCAATTTATGTATAATGCATTGTCGAATTTATCATTAGGTTATGACATATACATCAGCAATGATTTAAGAATTGCAACCGATTCAGCGTGGAAAAACGTGTTTAATCAGGTTACAATCAAAAAATCAGGATTTTATCATGATTATTACATCATAAACGATGCAAAAATGACATTGCGGTCAATCCTAATTGGATTTAATTGCCGTTTATTTCAATCATTTGGCCGTTGGTATATTGTTAATTGTTCATCATATGGTGATCAAAGAATCATTGAAGGAATACAGGCCGGCACATACACAGGATCAGGTATTTTAACAGCAAAGCAGGCATTTTTAAATGCAGGCACAGAAAACATCAAATATTGGATTTATAACGCATCAGGGGTGGAGCAATCAACCGTTACAACAAATATGTTGAAGGTTGTGCCAACCAATATGCAACCAATCGGACAAAATCTGTTTAGAACACCACGCAGACCGGTGAAAAAATATCAGGAAATTGTTGATATTTCACAACAACAGGTGGATTTGAATTTGAACGCATCGTTTGAATTTGATTACGAGAATTGGACAACAACATTAGTCACAACAGAATTTGTTAATGCGCCATTTGCAGGCCGTAGATCGTTAAAATATGTTGGCACAAGCGCATTGGGTGTTTACACGGTTAGATTAGTTAGTGCAGGGGCTGCATCGGCAATTGAGGGCAACCAATATCAGGTTTTGTTTTCGGTCAATATAGACAAAGGTGGAAGCGATAACAGATTGCCGTGGTTTTTACGAATTGAATATGCACCGGGTGTTTATACCTATTGGAGTGATGTGAACAAAACGTGGGGTACATCAGGGGGTTCAGTTTTATGGAATGAAGCGCAAGTTGTTGGGGCCGGTACATTTGAATCATTCAAATTCACAGCAAAGGATGCACCGGAACCCGGACAAATGCAAATTGGTTTTTCATATCCATACATAAATTCACCGGGTTCATACACAGGAATGTATTTGGACAATTGTGCCATCAGGAACATTGACAAAGAACAAAACGTGTATAAAGAGGCATATTTTATCCGTGAACAATCAGGCACATTTGCGACATCCGATGTGATGGAACACACAGATATTGTACAGGCTGATGTAGATTCAGTTTTATTTTTAGGGGCATTTACGGATAATAATTCATTCAAACGTGCGCAGGATGGCACCGGATTGTTTATTGAACAAATAGTCACACAGCAAAGATTGAATGATTTCAGGCAATATTCCATGCAATATGAAGGGGATTTGTACAACATGGATGATTATTCTGTGATGTCAATGGCCCATAAATTGTACATCAAATTTCCAACGTTGACCGAAACAGATTCGGCCATTGTGGATTCAATTCGGGTGCAATTAAAATCAAACCTGTACACGTGCCAATTCCATATACCGAATAATTACACGGATGTTGCAAGTACATACAGGGTATCGTATCAGGAATAATTTTGTTTTTCATAGGTTTGGTAGTGCGCATCCGTTCATCTTATGGGTGAATCGGATGTTGATTAGGTTGAATGCAAAATGGTCGTGGAATTATCTACGGCCATTTTTGTTTTATTTATCGGTTTTACTAATTAGTTATTTGGCTAATTTTGAAAAAAAACTATTCATGGGGCTAAAACACGATCAAATCAGAGATCATTTTTATTCATCGCCATTAAACCTAAAAACGTTTTCTGAAACATATTACCAAACCTACGGATACCAATCGGCTGAGTTGTTTCGCAAAACAATGAGGCATCACAATATTTTAATCCGGGAACGCAATGAAGCACAATTGAAAAATTTGCCAAAGGCAAAGATTGAATCAACGACATTTTTTGAATTAGAGAATTTCGGCATTGAACCATCCATTGGGAAGGAATACACATCAGACCGATTGCCGGATCATTTAAAGGTCATTGGGATATTGTCAGACATACACGTGCCGTTCCATTCAGTTGAAGCCGTTGTGTGTGCCATTAAGGAGTTAAAAGAAAGAAACATTGATTGCCTGTATCTAAATGGCGACACATTCGATTTTTACAGCATCAGCCGGCACGAAAAGGAAAAGGATTTGAGGGATTTTCCAAAGGAAATTGAAATGTGCCGTAATTTCCTGCAAACATTGCGTGGAATATTTCCAACGATCCCGATCTATTTCAAGGCAGGCAATCACGAAAACAGATACCAACGGTATTTGAATGAGCAGGCTGAGGAATTTGCCCAATTACACGAAATGCAATTTGATAAGTTTTTCAGGATGGATGTGTTGGACATCAAATTTGTTCCTGATTGGCAGGGCATGGAAATGGGCGATTTGTTGGTGTGCCACGGTCACGAATTGATGGCCGGTGGAATGAACCCATCACAAAGCACGTTCAACAAAACGTTCTGCAATACATTGATTGGACACGTTCACAGAACAACCAACACAATCAAAAAGGATGGATTTAAACGATACATCCATACATATTCCACAGGATGTTTGACGCAATTATCACCTAAATATTATCCATTTGCACAGCACAACAACGGTTTTGCGGTTGTAACGATCACAGATGGGAAATCAAAGGTTGAAAACATTATGATAAAAGATGGGAAAATTGTGTAATATTGCAATGAAAGATTAAGGTTTTGATTCATAGTTGTTGTAAGATAAAGGGCATTTCCATTGGATTTGCCCTTTTTTATGACCGTTAAATAAATAATTGATATTTTTTTGATATATTTTGTTTGAAATTGTTTGTAGTTGTTAAAAAAGGTTGTACATTTACATCACAAACAACAATAATTATGGAAAAATATAGCAAAACAATCGAATTAAACGGAAAATCAATCAAAGTAAATGTTGAATTTTCATATCATACAACAGAACGCAAAACCACATTACAATCATGGACAATGCCTGTAAGTGTTATTATTAACAATATTTGTTATGACAAAGTTGTGAACGTATCATGTGACACAACAAAAAGAAATAGCGGTCTTAAATTTACTTGCAATAAAACAGGTTTAAAATTTAACGATTCGCACAAAAAAGTAATTGAGCATATTTTGACATTAAACAAATAATTAACACCGGGCCACAGCGGATTCTGTGGCAATCTTATAAACAACAACAATTATGTGGAATCTATTAAAAACAATCGACAAAAATGACATTGCAGGTTTAGTTATCGTTTTAACAGCCGGTGCAATCTGTGTGAAAATCATGTACATCGTTGGCAACATTTAATCACTACGGCAATGGTTTACAAAATCACATTCAAAGATCACGCAGGATATTACACGGTGACCAAAGCATTCAACAGCACGGATGAACTTGGAAAATATATCCAAAACGAATTGACCAATAATGGTGGAAAAGAAATTGGCATTGAGGAATTTGAATCAATGCAGGAAATGTTAGAAAAAAGATATGAGGGTAAAAATTAACGCAGGTGAATTGCACCGATTGGTGGCTGAGGATTTAAACAATAGAGGCATTCAGCCACCACGCAAAGACAAATGGGAATCGCACAATGTGCAAATGGCCATTTCAAGAAAATTAAATTATCCCCTAATGTGGGAATCAATTAACCGAATTTCAAAACAAATGTATGATGAATCAGGAAAAACAAATTAACCCATTGGCCGAAATACAGGCAAAATTAAAAGCACCAAAAGGGCAATTCAATTCATTTGGTAAATACCATTACAGATCAGCCGAAGATATTTTGGAGGCGGTCAAAAAGGTTGTGAATCCAATGGGGTTTGCGATTACATTGACAGATGATTTAATTTTTGCTGAGGGCCGTTGGTATATCAAATCGGTTGCTGAATTAACAAATGGTAAACATACATTTAGTTCAATAGGATTGGCACGTGAAGAAGAAACCAAAAAGGGAATGGATGGATCACAGATTACAGGGGCCGCATCGAGTTACGCAAGAAAGTACGCATTAAACGGTTTATTTGCCATCGATGATACAAAGGATTCAGATGCAACAAATGATCACGGCAAATCGCAGGAATCAAAGCCACAAGCCAAAACAGGAATGCCGGCACCATCTAAATTTGATATTGAGTTTAAAGAATTGATTTCAGATGTTAAAAGTGTGATTGCAATTGGTGAATTGAAGGGCATTTGGGAAAAATTGACCGATGAGGCAAAAGCAAATAAGGAAATACAACAATTATTCAACCACAGAAAATCAGAATTAACAATCAAATAAATAAACAACCTATGAAAAATGAATTAATGGCCGTTGATGGCCAAATCCTAGATTTAAACAAAAAAGAAATTGCGCAAATGGCTGAATCATTCATGGCCAATGCAGATTCAATCAACACGGTAAAATTAGCCGCACAATTGGCCAAATTTCAATTGTTAGCATCCGAAATGGACAAACATATTAAGGAGCATTTATTTGTCGATTTGCGACAAAATAAGGACAGCAAATTGTCGGCATACGGTGTGTACTTTTCAGAAATGGAGGGTGGTGTAAAATATGACTATTCGGAAACCGAATCATGGTGCAAATTGCAATTTGAAATTGATCGCCTAAAAGACAAACAAAAAGAAATTGAGGCATTTTGTAAGGCATTGAAATCAAAGGTTTCTATATTGGATGAGGAAACAGGTGAGTTGGCTGATTTTTACCCACCATCGAAATCATCCACAACCACAATCAAAAAAGTAATTAAATAAACAATCTAAATAAAAAATCAAATGGCACGTTTAGTAAGCATTAAAATTGACCTTTCAAAAATCGACAAATCACGCATCTTTGAAAGCCAAAAGACAGGGGCAAAGTATTTGGACATTACAGGTGTATTGACCGACACACCGGATCAATACGAAAACAATGGATTCGTAAAGCAGAACACCACAAAGGATGAACGTGAGGCAGGGGTAAAATTGCCAATCATCGGAAATTTCAAATTGTTGAAAATTTTAAATGATCCGGGCGCACCTGTTTCGGCACAGCCAATCCAACGTGAAGTGAATCCAATAGAAACCGATGAATTACCATTTTAGCAATGAGAAAAATTGTAGATAGTTACACAACAAGGCACGGAGAATTAAGGGCAATTTATTCCGTTGCAACGGCTAACATAAAGCACAGGGATATTGAAATTGGTGCGGTATATGAATTGGAATACCGTTTGGGAAATCAGGTTTTATTTTTGAAATCCCAATTGGATCACGTAACAGATGGGAACCGGACATTGTTTTTTAAACATCCGGATCCCGAACGCAGATTGATTGGAATTCCGATTATGTCAATTATTAGATACGTAAAAAAATGAGCATAGAAACCAAAATCAATTTAGTATTTTATTGGGCCATTGCACAGATGTTTTTCACGGTATTAGGTGCATTAATCAGTATGTATAATGAAAACAAAAACAAATAAAACAAACGAATTGGGGTACACGTTCAATCAGGTTTGGGCGCATATCGCACAGGAATTAGAAAATAATTTAGAAAAATTAAATAAAATTCAACCTAAAAAACAAAAATATGGTAACGTTTCAGCAATATCATCAGGCCAATCCGCATCTTTATGAGTTGTACAAATCAATTGCGATGCAGTTAATTCAACAAAATCGCAGGGTAATTGGATCGGCACACATATTTCAAAAGATGAGATATGAATATCAATTCAAAACAGATGGCAGTCCATTTAAGATTGACAACAATTTTGCACCTATGTATGCACGCAAATTTGTATTAGAACATCCGCAATTTGGGCATTTGTTTAAATTTAAGCAGTTAAAAGGTAGTTTATTAATTTGATTTTCTTACATTTGTAATGCAGGCACGATCTCACAACATAGTGCCAATGGACTTAAAATGCCATCATCTAATGAAGCCGAAGTGAGATCCGGTGGATTTATTTGGTGGCTTTTTATATTATGAGCAAATTGATAATCAAAACCAAATATTCGGTAATTCCGAATGACTTGGTGAATAGTGATCAAATATCACTAAAAGCAAAAGGGCTATTTGCGTACATTCAATCAAAACCCGATGGGTGGGATTTTAGTGCAGAACGCATTGCAAATCATATTAAAGAGGGATTGCAATCTGTGTCATCAGCATTGAAAGAATTGGAAAAAAGTGGGTATTTAGTTAGAGAAAAAAGGCAAAATGAATGGGGACATTGGGATGTGGAATACATATTAAATGAAATCCCTACCATTGAAAACCCTACCTACGGAAACCCGGTGTCCGGAAACCCAACGTTCGGAAACCCGATGCCCGGAAAACCATCAAATAATATAAAGCAATTAAATACAAAACAAGAAGATAAAGAAAGAGTAAAAACACGGAGGGATCAGATTTTTGATTTGTGGTTTAAATACAAAGCAGAAAAGAAACAGAAATACACCGAAACAGGTAAGGTTGCATTATTAAAAAAATGGGATCACATAACAGATGATCAATTAGAAGATTTTGTGAATCATTCTATGGCCAATAATTATTCAGGTATATTTGAAAAATCAGTAAACAGCAACAACAATGGAAATTCAACCGGTGAAAAACTTGGAACAAGTGCGGCAAGACTTGAAGCCCTCCGAAATTGGTAAAGGAACAGCCAATTTGATTATTAAGGCACAAAGCACAGGAAACATCCGTACACGGCCCGAAAATGATTTGAAACAGGTATTGCGCATGGCAATGCTTATGGTTGGCCTACGTGGTGCAAATATGCCAACAGATGAGGAAAAATTTGTATTGCTTGCATTTATCAAATCCAATTATGGAAACCAAACACCTGAGGAAATAGCCATTGCATTTGAAATGGCAGTTGCAGGCAAATTGAATACTGATTGCAAATGTTATGAGAATTTTTCGTGTGAATACTTTGGCCGGATAATGAACGCATACATTGAATATGCAAGACAGGAAACAAAGAATGTAAAAAAGCCGGAACCCGAAACAATAAAACCGGTTCCAACGGATGATGAATTGAAGTTGTTGGCAATCGCAAATGTTAATTCATACGTTAAAAGAATAAAATTATCAGAAAAAAATGGACAAAAATTTGAATGGACAGCCGGTGGATTGGCACACCTGTATGATTTTTTAGTCAAATTTGAAATTTGGCAATGCCCTGAATCAGATCGGGTTGAAATATCAAAACGATTACGGCCCAAATACAATGACTTTGAATTGTGGAAATCAGGATGCAAAGGTGAGGCATACAAATTGTTTTGCCATCAATTAGCCGATATGGATATGACATTAAACGAAAACGGAGAAATAATATGAAAATAATAAATTCACTAAGCGGAGGCAAAACATCAAGTTATTTGGCAAAGCATTACCCTGCAGATTACAATTTGTTTTCATTGATTCGCATTGAGGATAAAAGATGCACACCTAATGATCAAAAATTAGTTCAATATGTTTCAGATAAAATCGGTCAGGAATTTATCGCCACAGCCGAATCAGATTTAACATTAAAAGCAGTTATTGATTTAGAACAATTAATTGGGCAGGAAATTATTTGGGTAACAGGCAAAACATTTGAGCAGGTAAACAGAAAAGCGACAGGAGGCAAAGGATTACCAAATCAACAATGGAGGTTTTGCACAACAGAAATGAAAATGCGACCGATTTTTGATTGGTGGTTTAAAAACATCAATGAAAAAGTAAAAATGGGAATTGGATTTCGTTTTGATGAAATGGAACGTGCGGATAGATTTTCAACATCATTCAAAGGGATTGTCGGGACTAGGGGGGGGGGTACGCAGAATAAATGGCAGGAAATAGAATGGAGGGAAGGGTATTTCCCATTGATTGAAAACAGAATCACACATTATGATGTAAAAAAATGGGCAGATTCTACCAATCTAATATTCCCGGCTGATTCAAATTGCGTTGGATGTTTCCATAAGCCATTGCAACAATTGCGTAAAAATTGGGATTTAGAACCCGACAAAATGCAATGGTTTGCGGAACAAGAATCACCAAAAAAGAAATGGAAAAAAGAAGGAACATATTTTCAATTTAAAGACATCGGACTGCAAATGGATTTTCATTTTGGAACAGGTTCAGGATGTCAGGCAGGATTTTGCACAGATTAATTTTAAACTACATAAATAAATAACCTATGAAAGCACAGGAAACAGAATTTGGCACATTGGTGCTGAAAGGATTAGAAAAAAAAGGAATGAGCCGGCAGGATTTAGCCGATGAAATCAACACAACACATTCATCTGTTTGTAATTGGATCGCAGGGAAAATGGTTCCGAATATGATAACAGGATTGAGAGTGTGTAAAATGTTGGACATTGATGCAAATCAGATAATTCAGTAAATAAACCTAAACCAATAACCGACATATGAAAAAGAATTTGATTTTAAGAGCAGTTTTTATCACGATTGGATCAATTGTATGTATTGCAATTAATCAGGTCAGAAAGCAAAGGAATGGTGGCAAAAAACAAGTAATTGCCAAACGTTCTGAATTTAGTCAGGCATTTATGATGGATACCTTAGAACCCATTGAGGATTTTGAAATGATTTATTTTGATGATCACAGGGGATTGGTTCAAATTAAACAAAAGTCAAAATGAGAAACGAACACGAACACAGATTGCAAACGGTATTGGCCAAATATCTTGATTTGAACAATTACACGTTTTTTGCCATTCCAAACGGTGGATGGAGAAACAAAGCAGTTGCGGCCAAATTAAAGGCTGAGGGAGTCAAAGCCGGTGTGGCTGATTTACTGATTCTGTTGCCAAATCAAACGTTTCACGGCTTATTTGTTGAAGTCAAAATTGCAGGCAATTATCAACAGCCAAACCAAAAGGATTTCGAACAGAAAGCAAGGGATTGCGGATATGAATACATAATTGTGCGATCATTGGATGAGTTAATTGAGAAATTGAAATACTATGAGGCGCAAAAATTCGTAGAACAAGATAAAATGATGGCCGCATATCGATCAGGATACATTGATGGTAAATTAGAAAATCAAACAACAATACGATGAACATAAACAGACAAAAGGCCATTGATTGGGCCAATGAAAGAATTGCAGATCCAAATTTTAGTGAACAGCCAATCCGGGTGAACGCATGGGAATTGATTCACAATCCAAAATTGTTTCTTGAAACCTGTGTGGCCCGGCTTACATACGGATCAGAAAGGGAAAAACGTGTTGTTTATAATCGTGTTCGAAACCTAAAAACGTATTACAATGATATTTCAAGATGAAGATATATTTGTACACGGTGACATTAAATGTTCCGATGGCATAACACGTGATGAGGCAATTGAAATAATTGAGGAAATACAAGAAATTATGATATTCCACAAAATCATAAAACTTGATTTGTGCATTGATCCATACAAATTTCCACGTGAATTGTTGGACATAGGTAAACCATAAAAATACAAGGCAATAAATGGCCGGCATTAACAAAAAAACAAACCGATGAAAACTACAAAAGACAAAATACGTTTATTAACATTCTTTGCATTGTGCCAAAATATGTTGGATTTCATTGATGGATCGTGGCACGGCCATCCGGCAAACAAACAGGCCGTTAAGATGGTGACAAAGCAAATGATTAGGGAGTTGGAAAAAACAATGGCCGTATTATTCCCGGCAAACAGAAACGATGATCCGGATTTGCCTGATGCGTTGGATACATTTCAAAATGCCTGCACAGCAATGGAGTCATTTTTTATGCTTGGAATGGAAATGGATCAGATGGATCAAACAAAGAAAGATTCGTTGAATACACAGATTAATATTTTGCTGAAATCTTATGGGATTGATTGTTGGGAAAAACCAATGTCAAACCTATGGAAAAATTAAATAAATTTGTGGAGCAGTTGGGTGATGAATAACTGCCGGAAACAAAAGCACATATTTACCTAATCAATACAGAATGAAAAATGAGAGCCGTGAAATGGTGGATCATCCGCAACATTATCAATCTGATGGAGGCATCGAGGCAATTGATGTAATCGAAGGGTTCAGCCTAAATTTTAATTTGGGGAACGCAATCAAATATATTTTGAGGGCCGACAAAAAAGGCAACAAGAAACAGGATTTGGAAAAATCCCTGTGGTATATCAATAGGGAACTTTCTAAATTTAAAGGATAATGGATGCAGATGATTTAGTCACAATGGGTTGGTGTGTTGGAGGGATTGAGTTCGTGTTTATATTAGTAATGATCAAATTCATATTTGATGAAAAAAATCGACCATGAAAAAGATGAAATTAATAGTGGATGCAGGGGAATATGAATCAGATTCATTGTTTTCCTTAATTATTGAAGTTTTAAAGCACAGAACGTGGCATTTGTTCAATCATGGCAAATGGATGGATTAATTGATAAAATATGATTGAGGAAATAAACATCAAATTGATAATTCCACATCCTAATAATCCCCGGTTGATTAAGGATGATAAATTCAAAAAATTGGTGAAGTCCATTAAGGAGTTCCCGGAAATGCTACAATTGCGACCAATCATTGTTGATGATAATTGTGTGGTATTGGGTGGGAATATGCGATTGCGTGCCTGTATTGAAGCCGGATTGAAGCGTGTGCCAATTATTAAGGCATCAGCATTGACAGCCGAACAACAGAAACGTTTTATCATTACCGACAATGTGGGATTTGGTGAATGGGATTGGGATTTGTTGGCTAATGATTGGGAAATGGCTGATTTAGAAGATTGGGGATTGGATTTGCCGATTTATAAAGAATTAGGCGAAGATTTACCGGTTGACAATGAGAATGAGCCAAAGGATAAATTTGTGATTGAGGTGTCATTTGAATCTGAGGAACAAAGGCAAATGGCATACAAACATTTCATTGAAAATGGACTAAATTGCTTTTGCAAAAAATAAATTATGGCGGTACCTAAGAGTGTGACAAAACTGAACAAAAAACGTATGTTGGAGGCCCTTGAAAAGTCTTTGGGAATTGTCACATCCGCTGCAAAGATTGCCAACATCAACCGTTCAATGCATTATGATTGGATGCGTGATGATCCGCAATACAAAAAGGCCGTTGATGAATTGGCTGATATGACATTGGATTTTGCTGAATCGCAGTTGCATAAGCAAATCAAAGATGGCAACACAACAGCCACAATATTTTATTTAAAGACCAAAGGCAAACAACGTGGATATGTTGAACGCACAGAGGTTGTACATGAAACCGGCATTGAATCTGCCATAATAGAATGGACACCGGCACAAATCGAAAACGAATAAAGCAGAAATGCAATGTTCAGTTTTATCAAACGTTAAACAGCACCAAAAGAATCAAAGTTCATCAGGGCGGAACACGTTCGGGAAAAACTTATGCCCTGTGCCAATACCTAATATATAAATTAACATCATCACAGAAACCGTTGGTGATTTCGATTGTCCGTAAAACATTGCCGGCATTAAAAGGATCGGTGATGCGTGATTTTCTCGAAATATTAGACACGTTGGGCATCCTGTATGTCGGTCAACATAACAAATCGGAAAACACGTACACATTTGGCAACCATGTTGTTGAATTTCTTTCAGTTGATGAGCCACAAAAGATCAGGGGCCGGAAACGCAATATTTGCTATTGTAACGAGGTTAACGAATTAGATCATGAAGATTTTAGGCAGTTATTAATGCGTACAACGGATGAAATGATTTGCGATTTTAATCCATCCGATCCTGTGCATTGGATTTATGATGAGGTCATCACACGTGATGATTGTGACACATGGATCACAACGTATTTGGACAATAAGTTTTTGCCGGCTGAATTAGTGCATGAAATCGAAAGATTAAAAGCCAAAGATCCGGATTATTGGAGGGTGTACGGTGAGGGAAAACGTGCGGTGTTTAGTGATCGCCAAATATTCCCTAATTGGCAATTCATTCCAAAGTCGGATTTTCCTGAATTTGATGATGTATTCTACGGCCTTGACTTTGGATTTAGTCACGATCCAACGGCCATTGTGCAGTTGGCAAAGGTTGGCGATAAATTGTACATCCATGAGATTATGTACAAAAAGGGCATGACCAACCGTGACATTGCCGATTTCCTAAAAGAAAAGAAAATAAACGAACACATAATCTATTGTGAATCAGCAGAACCCAAATCAATTGAGGAATTGCGACAAATGGATATTTTGGCCGTTCCTGCAATAAAAGGTGAAGGATCAATAAAGGCCGGGATTAGTTTATTAAAGGAACACGAGGTGATTTGTTCATCTGAATCGCATAATTTACACAATGAATTTCAGTTTTATTTTTGGGAACAATTAAAGGATGGAACGATTATAAATAAGCCAATAGACAAACACAATCACCTAATGGATGCAATCCGGTATGGGGTTTATACCAAATACAAAAATCGTTCTGATTTTTTTGTGGTTTAATTATGTATTTTTGAGAAAAAAAAGCAATACAAATGGCATCAATCATTGATACATT